GCAGCGGCGCAAGATTTTTTGTGCGCTGCTTCAGTATGCTGGTGGCGGTCTGCTCTCCCGGTACGATGTCGCTTTCGCGGTACACCGAGCGGATTTTTTCCGCACGCAATCCCAGAGAACGACGTAATACTGCCTCCGGCAATACGTCCGCTACCTGATTGCAGACCGCCCACCAGGATAATTCAGCCAGCGATAACTCCCGCTCCTGTGTACCGTTTATTGCGTGGCGGATGACGTCAATCATCCAGGATGTCAGGTTTTGTTGAGCAAGTTGCCCGAGTGATTCTGAAGTCTGGTCGCGTAACTGATTATCACAGTGCCAGCACAATACCATCGCGCCGGTACCGTAACGATGTATGACGGTTTCACTGTGGTGGTAGTCACCATGAGGCCACTGGCAGGATTTAACATGGCGTAACAGCCAGTCAGACAATGCGCCAGCGCCGCCAGCAGCACGAATCACCCGCTCATCGCTGAAAAATGGCAGTAATGATTTATCTTCCGCGAGCGGCTGGCGCACGGCAGGAACAGCTCCTGACGGCAGACCGCGCATGCTTTTCGGTTCCGGCTCCACCAGCACCCGGGGATTATGAAATACCTGCATGGATTCACGGCCCGGCTTAAGGACCACCAGCCCGAGTTCCGGTACCAGAACAGGTCGAAGTAATACCCGCACGTTACCTCCAGATACGCTGCTGGAATGTGCGAGACGGACGCGGTGGGCGTTCAGAGTAAGGAAGCCTGACGGAGATTATCCAGTGACGATAATCGAGGCTGAGGGCTTTCTTAATCTCGTATCCGTGTCTGCGGTAGCACTGAATTAGCCACTCGGCCTGTTCTTCAGTGCATGGGTCATGCTGGAACCAGTCAGATTTGAAAGTGCGGGAACGCCGCCCGTGCCTGCTGGCAAAGACGGCAGAATCATCAGAATTGTGTAATTTGGTATCGTGCGCCATCGGTTGTCTCTGCTGGCGCAGCAGGTGCCAGTTGTTCAGGCTGGCGTGCGAATTGTAAACCAGAATGCCAGGAAAAAACAAAACCCGCCGAAGCGGGTTAAGTGCGGGTGCGTTGAGGATGCCTGACACATCAGAGGTGGCGAGGGATTTCTCCCCCGCCTGGTCTCTTACTCCTCAGGTTCGTAAGCTGTGAAGACAGCGACCTCCGTCTGGCCGGTTCGGATTCGTACCTCGCAGAGGTCTTTCCTCGTTACCAGTGCCGTCACTATGACGGTTAAACAGATGACGATCAGGGCGATTAACATCGCCTTTTGCTGCTTCATAGCCTGCTTCTCCTTGACCTTTCGGTCCGTAAGAGGCAATCTATATGTGACGAGCATATAGGGGCCTCACTTCGATTTATAGTCGGGTGGGGCTTTTATCTATCTGCCGTTGGTGTTCATGCCCGAGGCAGATAGCCTCAAGCACCCGCAGCAATTCTACTTAACTCTGCCGTTACAGCAAACCGTTTTCGCCCGATATGGGAATTCCCATATCGGAATGAATTCAGTTCACCTGGCGAGGCTTAGCGTACAATTTTTTCCGTTTTGTGAGCTGCCCCTACATGCCGCTGGCGCGGCATCCGGAAAAAGAATCCACGTCCTGAAGGACGTGGAGGATGTCAAGTGCCTTTCCTGGTCCAGCCATATTTTTTGAATGCAGGCGCCGCTTCATCGGTTTGTAGCCATTCTGCAAATCGACGGGTTTCATCATTTGCATCCTGACGTACTGTAATGTTCATATCACGCCATATCACGTAGTCTGGCGCTATTTCCACGACATCACCAATTTCTGGATTACTGGCTGCCCAGTCAGCCCAGGTTATCCAGACATCTGCTCCAGGCTGATTCTCAAGAGCCTTACGTGCAGTTCCGCTATTGGGCGCATATAAAATAATATTTTTTCGGATTGCGGCGACAGTTTCTATATTCCCTTTACGTCCGGCAATATCTTCCCAGACGCCAGTGCCTGATGTATTACTGGTACCACCACCATCATTAACAATTACGCCAATCCCGGGTCTGGTCAGGTCGTCAATACTCCGGATATTTTTAGGATTACCTTTCTTTACCAGTAAAATACTTTTTCGCAGATAAAGAGGCTGAATATCTTTTTCACTGAAGCTGTCTTTATGGTCCCGAATGATAGCCAGAGCAGATTGTTCTGATGCGCCAAACAAGATATCTGCATTTTTTTTGGCATCTTCATTCCATTTGTTCTGTGGACCGTAATGAACGTTCACTATAACACCTGTTTTTTCGGCATAAAGTTTGGCTGCTTCAAGCAAGGCTGTATGCGGGCCACCAGGACCATACAGATTGATATCAGCATAAGCAGCAGAAGACAGGAATATTAAAAAACCTGCCATTATGTTCCTCATAAAAAACTCCTTTTATTGGTTATCATGAAATAAAATTATAAACACCACAAATAATATATATTATATCCAGATAAACTTATCCGACTTTACCTCGTGCATAGCTTGTTATTTAAAGTTAACAAAATAAGGAAAATTATACGCATATTGAAGAGTATAAACCTTACATGTTGATTACATTTTTGTAATCAACATCCTGTTTGGAATAGCCAGCCTTTAATGGATAACTATTTCTGACAATGCAATGAGTATAATCAAGTCCATCTTCCACTGAGAATTAGAGGCGGCATGCTTTTTCCGGCTCTTGCCGGATATCCGTAATTGTCCATAATCTGCAGATTTATACCTTCTGCATGACCTGTCAGCGAAAATTTGTCCGGTGTTTCTACGGGAATGACATCAAAAGTTACACGCACTCGCGTTACCGTGTAGACCTACTTTCCTGCACTTGCAAGATCACAGTGGTGTAACCGTAACAGGAATTTATTCTCTGGACCGGCAGTAAATCCCTGAGTGGCGTGGTTCCCATATCAATTTCCCGCCAGGCAGCCTCCATTGCCAGCGTACAGGCTGGAGCCATGACCTGCCCTTTAAATCTGGCCCGACCATCCCACCGGACGTGTTCTTCTCCCCTGAACTTAGGTACAGTCATCTCCAGTGGCACAAAAGTGTCAGCGCCATGATTTTTGACCGTTATCGCGCTACGGATATTTTGTTGACTGGTGAAAATCACCCCGCAGAATCAGGCTTATTCCCTTAACCCGGGATTTCATCCTGACCGCCGCCTCACTACGACCAATCAGACTGCCGATGCATTTTACCTTCATTGTTAGTATCATGATTTCAGGCCTGCACCATCCGCTCATTGCCCGGACTTCCGACAAATCCCGGCAACCATATCCCGGTGCTTGTTCAACTCCCGCAGCGCGGCGCAGACTCGCTCCCACTTCTGGACATGATTCTTCGCCCTACGCAGTTCGCGATTTGCCATATGCAGCGATGGCAAAATCAAATCATCTTCTCGCGTTGCAGTAAACGATGGCAGCGACTGCACAATGTCCGCCACAGTTTCTGTTTTAATATCTTCCTGTGTTGCATCTTTCTGTACCGGTAACGCAACACCGGCTGGCTGAGGAAAGGCTTTACCATCGGTTTCCGTTACCGATACGGCTTTCGGCTTTGCTGGTAAATTATCGTCCGGCATGCAGTAACGGAATTTACCGTTCTGATTTACGCGAATCAGACGCCCTTTGCTGATTGCCATTGCCAGCGTTGAAGCTACTTTGCGTGATGTGGTACCGAACAACGTAGCCAGTTCATCCGCCGTTTGTGGTCCGCGTTGTTCAATCGTCGCGGTTAAATCGCACTCTGAGATTTTCGCTACTGTTGCTGTGGTGGTTTCTTCCGGCAGCTCTGCCTGCGCTGGCTGTTCCTGCTGAACGTTGTTATCAGCCACACGCCAGGTGTACGCGCTTTTATCAACAAAACCAGCCTTTTTCAGTTCCCATAGTTCGTTAAGCACTTCTTCACGACTGACATCAAGTCGCGCCGCAAGTTCTATGGATGTGGCTTTTCCCATTGCTTTCAGTGCGTCAAAAACAGTCTCCATTAAATTTTTTTCCTGGTAAAAATTACTTTGTGATTCCTGGCTGGACGACATTCGGGCGCCAGCTTTCCCAGTTAAAACTCACCCAGCGTCCGCCGTTCATGGTCATGCGATCCATAATCCGCTCACCGAGCAATGTTTTCATGGCCTCATAGTTCAGGTTTGTCAGCATTCCCACGCTACGCATCGACGCTGTCCGTCGATCAATAATCTGGTGCAGTACTACCTGCTCGTTTTTCGTCTCGCGCTGAATGCCAATTTCATCAAGAACCAGCAGATCCACTTCGCACAGTTCCCGCAATAATTTTTCGCCTGACTGCCCGTCGTCATAGCTGGCATGCAGGGCACTCATAACATCAGCCACGGTAACCACAATCACTGCCTGACCGTCTTTCAGCAGGCGATTTCCGATAGCTGCCGCTAAATGGTTCTTCCCGGTACCAGGTTTTCCGCTGAACGCAAAATTTGTACACCCGGTCATCAGTTCATCGGCGATGGATTTCGCCTGGCTTAACGCGTATCGCTGGCCGTCGTTCTGCACCTGGTAATTTGCAAACGAGCATTTACGATGCAACGGCTGGATGCCTGAGCGATTCAGAATTTTTTCCACCCGCAACTGACGATTCAGGCGGTTGATCTCCTCGCTACGTTTTCGCCCTTCTGCAAGCTGCCACTCTCGCCACTCGTCCACTGTCCGGCACGGCGCGGTTACATGCTGCGGAGTCAGCTTACGGATACGTTCAAGAACACCGCCTGTCGCAATATTTTTCACAGTTCGTTACCCCCTAAACCCCGGCGGAATTTCGGTGTCTGGTTCAGAAATATGATTCACACAACGCTGTACAGGTGAACGCCCCAGGCGGATGACCAGTTCGTCCCATTTTTCGCGGAGCTTTGACGGGCTCATGATGTTTTTTACCCAGAATGGATCCCGCTGTACCCGCCCAAACATTTCGCAAATTTGTCTGTGAGTTCTGCCATCCAGCATCCGCATTGTGCGCACATCATTGGCCCATGCGGTCCAGTTTGGTTCTTTCGGTCGCGAGATCTCGCCATCATCGCTGGCAGCCTGCTCGTAAAGACTCACAATTCGTCCCCAGATCCACTGTGCGCACGCCAAATCTTCCTGACTTCCCCACTGGCGTTTTTTCGCACTGAACACAACCGCGTCAGGGTGTCGGGTTAAAAAATCCTGTTCAGCCGTCTGCGGGTCCGGTTGCGAAGCTTCCGGACGAGAAGTGTTTTTATTCTCTGTAGTAATCTCTGTTGTATTCTCTGTAAGATCATCAGGCCATTTTGACCCGATGACATTGGGTCGTTTTGAACCAATGGAGCGTGCCATTTTGACCTCTTCCATCGTGTCATTTTGACCTGATGGAGCGGTGCATTTTGACCTGATGGATTCGCTCACTTTGCCACCATCTAAAAGCTCACTCTCGTAATTAATCGTGTAAAAATTAGTCATATCACGCTTTGATTTGTTGAGCTTTTCACAACGCAAAAGCCCCAGCGTTTTCAGACTTGCAAATGCGCGTTTTAACGTTGACTCTGACCAGAACGGGAACTGTTCCAGCCATTGTTCTGTTGTGTTATAAATCCAGCGAACACCATCACATTCCATGCCGGAACCGGTATCTCTCAACCAGTAATGCAGCTGCTGCAACACGATGGCTTCGTTCAGACCAATTTTCATCGCCAGCTGCGTGTTTATAACCAGCGGGCGTTCAGCAAAAAGGAGCTTCATCCCCTCCCCCAGAACACGTTATCAATGCGCCACCACGGCATTTCCCGCCGGACCACCACGATTCATCTGATTGAAACCAGCAATTACCACCGCGACAAGTTCATCAGCGTCTCTCACCAGTCGTTCATGCGTATCCACCAGTTCCCGAAAATAATCGGAACTGTGGCTGCGCATCCAGGCCACCAGCGGAGGTGGCATTGCCTTTTCGATCGCTGGTAACAAAGCCTGAATTTTTTTAACCGCATCAGGGGTGTCTTTCTCCACCCAGCGGAAAATTTTCTGAGTATTGCGAGCCAGGGCTTCCGGATGGCTGTCGTCATACAGTTCCGGGAATGTCATACCCAGCTCAAAATAAGCCCGGGTTATTTCAGCTGCCGGAACTTTTTCACCGTCCGGACGCGCCCAGGCATTCATCGCCATGCGGATGTGTTCATGCTTGATTTTCATGAATCATTTGCCTCTTGATGCTTCGGGTATGATCGTTTTTGTCATTTGGTTGCTTCATCGACATATTCTGCGAATAACATGACGAACGTCGTAAGTATGACCAGTCAACATCAGGACGAAGTTCTTCACACAGGACTCCACCTTTTGTTGCTCGTTCAATCGCTGGACATCTCTCGGCAGGCAACCGACGTACACCTTTGATCCATTGATTTACGCTTGGAGGCGATACCCCTAAAAGTCTGGCCATTGCTGATTGCCCACCAACAACAGCACAAGCTCGTTTGAATGAATAGTTCTCTTTTTTCATCGAATGAACTCCAAAAAACACACAATGATATTAGGCGGCGCCTAATATCATTGTCAATAGGCTATGCCTAACAACCAAGAGGTAGGGATTGCCTAATGCAATGCACATAGGAGACTATTAAGCAATGCTTAGTGGTAAAGACTTAGGCCGAGCGATAGAGCAGGCCATTAATAAAAAAATTGCATCAGGAGCCGTCAAATCAAAGGCGGAGATCGCACGCCATTTCAAAGTCCAACCACCATCAATCCATGACTGGATTAAGAAAGGTTCGATAAGTAAAGATAAACTTCCAGAACTATGGCGTTTCTTTTCTGATGTGGTTGGTCCAGAGCATTGGGGGCTTAACGAATACCCCATACCAACCCCTTCCTGCTCAGATTCAAAAAGAGAACTTTTAGACATAAACAGCCTTTATCAAGCCGCTTCTGATGAAAAAAGAGCAATTGTAGCCTTCCTCTTATCTGGAAATGCTGCGGAGCCTGGTTGGGTTGATTATGACGTTCGCGCCTACATTACTGCAATGGAAATGAAGGTAAGTAACTATCTGAAAAATCAAGAATCAGAACGGAAAAGCCAGAACATCACCAAAACGGGAACTTAAACTTATATGGTCCGACGGGAAGCACCTAGATCCCGTTATTTAGCTCCCATTACCTCTTCCACATACCATCGCCTATTAGGTTGTGCGCAAAAGGCATTAGGCATAGCCTATTGACAAGCAATTAGGCATTACCTATAGTTTTCTCATACCAACCCACCCCGCCCCACAGAATGCAGGGCAATACTTTGAGTTACCAGGCAGTGGTCAGGGGGTAAGTAGCCAGCCCGAGGCGTAAGAACATGACGGCAGGGTTCAACTTTAATAACTATGCAGCAGGTTTTTGTTCCGCTACCCCGGCGTTAAGGGGAAATGAGGTCAGCATGGATACTATCGATCTTGGCAACAACGAATCTCTGGTGTACGGCGTGTTTCCCAACCAGGACGGTACGTTCACCGCGATGACGTATACCAAAAGCAAAACGTTTAAAACCGAAAATGGTGCCCGTCGCTGGCTGGAAAGATACTCAGGTGAGTGATATGGATTTCAACACGATCATGGGAAAGGCTTACGAAGAATACTTCGAAGGCCTTGCCGAAGGCGAAGAAGCTCTCAGCTTCAGTGAGTTTAAACAGGCACTCAGAATAAGAATGTGCTCTCACAATGACGCGGAGCACAAATATGAGAAGCAAAATCAGACCGCAGAAAATTTTGTTCTGGAACCCGGAGAAACGCTTTTCAAAATTCCCGTTACGTGCCCCATTTGCGGTTTTACATCAGAAGAACTTGACGACTCCTGTAACAATCAGGAAACAACCAAGTATGTCGAAGATGATACCGAGTGCGCACGAAGAACGATTATATCCACGAGTCCAAACTCCAGGACCAATAAATCTCACTTTGAGAGGGTGATTAATCCACTCCCCCAAACCAATAAAAAAGATGCCGGAGGACAAAAAACCCAATGGAACAACGGGATATCTGTCAAAAAAAGACGTTCCATTAAAGACAAACAACGCAGCGCCAACAACTGTAAGCACTTTATACCAGTAATCAATTTTCATGTTCTTAAGCGGATTTATTGGTGGTTGCGACATTGCTTAATGAATCCTTAAAACTGTGGTGATTTTAAGGATACCACCTCGCCTGACGTTGTTAAAAGCAGGCACACAACACGAAAGCGCACGGCGAAGTTCGTCTCACTGTACGGTGTCGTTAAATTTAATTCGACCGTGCGCTTCCGGTTGTGGCAACCCGCGAAATGGCGCGGCGGTAAGTATGGCGGGGTTATTCCTTCCCCGTTGAGGACACCGGGTTGTCAGGTTGACCATACGCTTAAGTGACAACTCCGCTGCAACGCCCTCTGTTATCAATTTTCTGGTGACTTTTGGCGGTATCAGTTCTACTCCGTGACTGCTCTGCCGCCCTTTTTAAAGTGAATTTTGTGATGTGGTGAATGCGGCTAAGCGCACGCGGAACAGTTAAAACCAAAAACAGTGTTATGGGTGGATTCTCTGTATCCGGCGTTAATTGTTAACTGGTTAACGTCACCTGGAGGCACCAGGCACCGCATCACAAAATTCATTGTTGAGGACGCGATAATGGAAACGTTATTACCAAACGTTAATACGTCTGAAGGTTGTTTTGAAATTGGTGTCACTATCAGTAACCCTGTATTTACTGAAGATGCCATTAACAAGAGAAAACACGAACGGGAGTTATTAAATAAAATATGCATTCTTTCAATGCTGGCCCGTTTACGTCCGACACAAAAAGGATGCTGGCAATGAATACAGCATTTGCACTTGTTCTGACAGTTTTTCTTGTTTCCGGAGAACCAGTTGATATTGCAGTCAGTGTTCACAGGACAATGCAGGAGTGTGTGACTGCAGCAACCGAACAGAAAATTCCCGGTAACTGTTACCCGGTCGATAAAGTTATTCACCTGGATAATAACGAAATCCCGGCAGGTCTTTAAAACAGTTCCGTAATAAACATCCGATTTCATTCTTATATGCCAGCAATGGCAGGGATTTGTTCACCCTTAAATCTGTAATGAGGTAAAACAAAATGAGTAAAGTCTTTATTTGCGCCGCCATTCCGGACGAACAGGCAATAAAGGAAGAAGGTGCAGTCGCTGTAGCTACTGCCATTGAAGCCGGTGATGAACGTCGCGCCCGCGCAAAATTTCACTGGCAATTCCTGGAACATTATCCGGCTGCTCAGGACTGCGCTTATAAATTTCTTGTCTGCGAGGATAAACCCGGTATACCCCGCCCTGCCCTCGATTCCTGGGATGCTGAATATATGCAGGAAAACCGCTGGGATGAGGCGTCTGCTTCCTTTGTCCCGGTTGAGACTGAATCAGATCCGATGAACGTCACTTTTGACAAGCTGGCCCCTGAAGTACAGAACGCTGTCATGGTTAAGTTCGACACATGTGAAAACATCACCGTTGATATGGT